TTAATTCAATCGGCTACGGTAAAAATCTCTAGTTATGTTGCGATCAATGACTACCTCGCAACGTGCTGACGGTCTGTAACCCTCACGAGCCTTAATCCATGGCTCTTCTTTATGGGTCATATCTTCAAGTTGTGCACCAGAAAAAGCACCATAGACTTCAAGAACGCCATCAATATGAGCTGCGGCAGCGGCTGGAATAGATGAAAGATCAAATCCAGGAGTGCAATCTGCAATCGTGATGTCCGAATACAGTGATTTTGTAGAAGAGAATCGGTTATAAATCGCACGGCTTACTGGGCCGTGAATCCACGCTTGAAACCCCTCATCCACTAACTTTTCATCAAAAAAAGCCAGATACCAAGCATCCGCGTAATACGCCAATTTTTGCAGCTTCAAATTAGACATAGTTTCGCCTGAAGCTGAGATTTTTGTGATGATGTAATCACATAGTTGATTGATATTTATCATTATTTATCCCTCTTAACTTGGTGTCTAGGTAGCCAAATTTATTAGAGAAATCAGCTGCTAAGAATCTTTGAAAACCAAGCTAACTTATAGTGGCATACATAGTTGAATAAATCGAGATTCAAACGTGCTAAAACGCGGTGAGTGCGGATGAGCGGTGCTTTCAATTTAAGCAGTTATCATGGTAGCTAACGGGTTAAAACGTAGCGCTGTCTCAAGGTGATCTGGGGCTAAATGGGCATAACGCATGGTCATTTTTATGTCGTGATGGCCCAGGATTTTCTGTAGGGCAAGGATATTGCCGCCAGACATCATAAAGTGTGCTGCGAACGTATGGCGCAGAACGTGGGTAAGCTGGCCGCGTGGAAGCACGATGGAGGTTTTGTCCATCACAGACAAAAACTGGAAGTAGCAGTCAGTAAAGAACTTGAAACCATCCAGGGCAATGATTTCCTCGTACAACTCTTTGCTAATCGGAATACTACGGTTCTTCTTGCCTTTGGTCCTGACGAACGTGATTCGGTATTTTGTGACCTGAGAGCGGGTCAGGTTCACAGCTTCGCGCCAGCGTGCACCAGTGCTCAGGCAAATTTTGACAATCAATGCAAGAAGGGGGCTTTGGCGATTGCAGTCATAAAGTAATTCAGTTATTTGCTCATGCGTTAGCCAGGCCATTTCTTTTTCGGCAATGGTGAACTTACGCATGTTCTCCAGCGGGTTCGGTGCTGCCTATTCTCCGAGTCGGGCCAGCTCGCTAAAAACGCCACTCAGATAGCTTTGTTCGAGGTTGATTGTTACTGGGCTGGCACCTTTCTTCCACTTCTCACTGAAATAGATTTCACCCGTCAGGCGTTTGTCACGGTAATGCGCGAACACTTTCGAGCTGAGATCAGTAGCAAGAGGATTTCCGAGTGCATCGACCATCAGGACCAGCTTGTCGTAAACATGTTCACCAGCCGTAAGAGATTTGCCGTGCAGTTTGAACCAGAGTTCAACCACGTCTTTCAGGGTTCGACGGTCTACCGATTCACCCAGCCAAGGCTTAGCCTCTGCCTCATCCATCGTGTGACGCTCAAAGGACAATGCTTCGCCTTTGGTGGCGAACTGCTTGCGTACACGACGCCCGCTGCGCCCGGCGGGGTAGCATTCGCAAATCCATTTTCCTGTGTCGAGTTTTCGTACTGCCATAAAAAATGCCCTCCATATGGAGAGCATTTTTACTGTATATATAAACAGTGTCAACGTATGTTGTTCTAAGTAACATACATCACAGGTATCTATAAGATTGAGGTGCTGTGATGTTTTCGCCTAATGAGCTAAGGTGACGGGGCTGATCGTAAATTTTTAACTCACCGATTTTTATAGCAAAGGCTTTCTCTTTACTGTGAAAATACGAATCAAAAAACTGTTTGCTAATGCCAGCATAACGACAGGTTTTTTTCCATACGGTACTTGGATTGTCTTCTATAACATCAGCGATATCAAACTCAGCAACAATCATACCTACTGGCATAGTTGAGTAAATAACCACAGATTTGACATCCGGGTTTTTGAAGATTCCTTTTCTGAATTCAAACTTCTTTGTTCCATCAAGAATCTTTTCAACATATTCAGGTTTAATTGACAATAACACTTTCATCTACTTCACCAAGTTTAATAATATGTTCAAATTGTTGGTCGGACAAATCTAATACCCCCCAGTAGGCATTAGGATTCAAACCAACTTCAGTAATAAGTTTAGCACGGTTTGGTCTTTTAGGAAAAGCTAAATTATATGTAAATGAAACTATGAATGGATATTTTTTTGAACGATAGAAATAACTTAAATCTTTAATGTCAAAAACACTATATTTTTTACAATAATTTATAAAGCTATCTTCTGTATCAAATTCATCTATATGCCTAATATTACTAACCACACATAAGGAAGTGATTACTGAATTATAATACGCAGAACCAGATAGTCCTTTGTTCGTCCGATAGATTAAAACAAGGTCATTAGGTCTAAATGATGTAACACCGTGCATTGCACAAATATATATTTTTCTTATGCTATTCGTATGTGACACGTCGCTGACGATGCTAGGAGATTCTGTACGGAGTATGGAGTCCGGGAAAAGATTTGTATGGTAATGGGGATCTACCGAGAGAATGAATTTTCTATTACTATCTGAATGATGCATGAATGGATAATCATTGACTATATCCCCAGTCAACTGAACGTTGTGCATTTCTTTTAGTAAAACGTCTTCCGCATTATCGTCAGGACCTTTCGAACCAACAATATCAAATCCAAACGATTTGAATAATCTAATAAGATAAGCGTGTTTTGGATAAACCGTTACATAAATATCATCTGCATCGCATTCTAAAGCATGGTCGAATATCTTCTTAATAAAACGTTCACCTCGAAGAGTTCCACGTGATTCAAATTTGAATGTACCAACCTTTAGATGCTTTCTCATCGGTAATTGAGGGGTTACGTCAGTAACATTCTCATTTTCGATTTTCAGATACAAAAAACCTTCAATGTTGTTTTGTTCATTAAAAAGAACATAGGCTAATGCTGATGGATCATTTTTTTTCTTATCAATCCATCCTGCAAAGTCCGGATAATCATTGTTTAGTGAATCGAAGAAGGGATCGTTAAAGTCTATATGGCTGAACTGAGTGTAGTATAAGTTTTCCATTTGATATTCCTTATATCCAAAGAATCAAGAAATGACGTCCAATAAAACTATATATACCTAGGGATAGCCAAAGGGCGAAAAATGTTAAAGCAGTGTATATTGGTATGCGACTAACTGAAAATTTACAAGATACTAAAAATTTTATTATCATGTTTGTGCTTGAGCGATTTAATCGATCTTTGACTTTAGCATCTACTTCTACCATCGCAATGCTGAATATGCGGTAAACTTTCTCACGTGTTTCATGCCCTTTCAGTGACATCACACGGAGTAATTCTTCCTCAATTTCTTTAACCGCCTCCTCCCAATATTCTTGCCAATATTTTGCACCAGAAGAAATTCCTATCTGAAAGAACGATACAATCAAGCCAACAAGCGCAATGAAAGGTACGAATGCTTCACCCTTGTCATTTTGGTATAAGGTGGCTAAACCTGCGAAAAGAACGCCCTGAAAAATCATGAAAAAGTTATTACGTTGAGATAACTGAGTTATCTCAAAGTCTCTTATGCGAATAGTCAGCTCATAGAGGCGCTTTACGGCCCTAAGATCACCATTTTCATTCTGTTCATCATTGGATTCGGACGTCGTTGTCATAAAAATTCCTTTTATCGGATGCAACTAACTAAAACTTTTGCAAGTATCTCAATATCCGCAATTGCGCATTCGAATGAACTATTGCCCCCATCTATGCGAAGTCGGCTACCAGGAAGACGTGTCAAACTCCTTAGAGCAACCTCTCCATCAATACTCACTACCCACATGCCGTCACGCACATCTCCATAATCCATATCGCAGATAAATTCTGAAGTGCCATCGATCACAACAACAGGATTTTTAAGATTATCAGGCAAAAAGCTTGCATCAAAAACATATGAGCCATCTTTGCGTAATGACCCATTGGTCAAAACATGCTTCTCAAGTTCTTTAGTGTTTGCTTTATGTGAACTTTGTTTTGAACCTTGTCCTGTGGTGAGCCAGTTTAGAGATATACCAGTTTCTAAGGAGCATTGAATCACCCACTCAGCCGGAAAAGAGTCGCGCATATAGCGTGTTGCTAAGGTACTTTTCGAAATTCCCAAATGGTCGCACAAAGCTTGTCTTGTCTTGAAACCATAAGCTTCAACCATACGCTCTATGGCTCCACGGCCGCCTTTCTCCAAATTCATGGTCACTCCAGGTGAACTTTTACCTTGACGATTTCATGATGCGATCGTATGTTTATGGTGTTCACAAAATACAAACGATCAGTATTCATCCTGATTAATCATTGCTAAACGAGGAATGTTGCATCATGAGACCTAACATTTCAATCACTCTCATCACCCCCCACGTCACTATTGAAAGATATAGTGAACTCACTGGGTTAACAGGAAAAGAACATGAGTGAGAAAACAGAAGTAACGGTGCCGCTGGATAGCCCGATCACGCGCGGTGATACCACGATTACGGAAATTGTGCTGCGTAAGCCGCAATCAGGCGCACTGCGAGGAACGCGACTGCAGGCGGTAATGGAGATGGACGTGGCCTCTATGATGACCGTTATCCCTCGTATCTCCACGCCAACGCTGACCCCGCAGGAAATGTCCGACCTCGACCCGGCAGACCTTGCCGCAATGTCGATCGAGGTGGTCCTTTTTTTGTTGCCGAAGTCGGCGTTTGCCGATTTGCCGACAGCCTGACGGTAGGTGACCTGGTGGCGGATATCGCCACGATCTTTCACTGGCCGCCGTCCGTCACTGACGTTATGCCGCTCACGGAGGTGCTGGAGTGGCGGCACAGAGCGATAATGCGAAGCGGGGCCAGCGATGAGTGATAAAAACCTGCGTCTGCAGGTGGTTCTGAATGCGGTTGATAAACTCACCCGCCCTTTAAAAATGGCGCAGGCTGGCTCTAAGGAGCTGGCCTCCGCCGTCCGGCAGACCCGCGAACAGCTTAAACGGCTGAGCGATGCGGGGGGCCAGTTAAAATCCTTCGATCAGCTGTCACAGAGCCTGAGCCGGACCAGTAACGAACTGGACCAGGCGCGGCTGCGTGCGCAGATGATGACCCGCGAAATGTCAGCCCTTGAATCCCCCACGAAAAAGCAGACGGCGGCGCTTGAAACGCAATGGCGGGCCGTTTCACGTCTGGAGCAAAAGCAGGGGCAGGAAACGCGACAGATGGCGGCAGCCAGGGCGGAGCTGTACCGCCTCGGCATCTCTGCGGGAGGCGGTGCCCGTGAAACGGCACGCATTACCCGCGAAACGGATCGCTATAACAAAGAGCTGTCAGAGCAGGAGCGACGCCTGCGGGACGTCGGCGAGCGCCAGCGCAAGCTGAATGCGGTCAGGGCCAAAGCGGACAAGATGCGCGACGTGCGAAACAGCCTGGCAGGGAACGGTGCAGGCATGATGGCGGCCGGGGTGACAACGGGCGCAACGCTGCTGGCCCCCATTCGCGCCTACTCGGAATCAGAGAACGCCGCTAACCAGCTGGCAGGCTCTATGATGGGGCCGGGCGGAAAGGTTGCGCCGGAGTTTCTGCAGCTGAACAAGCTGGCAATTGCCCTGGGGGATCGGCTGCCCGGCACCACGGCAGACTTTCAGAACATGATGACTATGTTACGCCGTCAGGGTATGTCTGCTCAGGTCATCCTGGGCGGACTAGGTGAGTCGGCGGCGTATCTCGGCGTGCAGCTGCAGATGGCACCGACGGATGCAGCAGAGTTTGCCGCGAAACTGCAGGACGCCACGCAGACCACCGAAAAGGACATGATGAGCCTGATGGACGTTATCCAGCGGGGTTATTACGCGGGCGTTGACCCCGGTAATATGCTGCAGGGTTTTGCAAATATCAGCAGCGCAATGGAGATTATCAAGCAGAGGGGGCTGGATGCTGCTAAAACCTTCAGCCCTCTTTTGGTTATGGCTGATCAGGCGGGGATGGCCGGAGAATCGGCGGGTAATGCCTACCGTAAAATTTTTCAGGCCACGCTAGATGCTAAAAAGATTAAGAGTGTAAACGATGAGCTGAAAGGCAAAGGTATCAAGTTTGATTTTTCCGACGGAAAAGGCGGATTTGGCGGCCTGGAAAAGATGTACGCACAGTTAGATAAGCTTGAAAAACTAAATCCAGAAACAAAGCTTGCGACGATGAAAGCCCTGTTTGGTAATGATAACGAAGTGCTAAAAGCGCTGAGCATCATGACTACAAAAGGTATCGAGGGCTACCGCGAAACCGAGGCAAAACTGGAGAACCAGGCAACCCTGCGCGAGCGCGTAGAGGCATCCCTTAATACCCTGGGTAACAAATGGGAGGCCGCTGGCGGCTCCTTTACCAACGCAATGGCGAGCATCGGTGAAACCGTCGCGCCGGTACTGAAAAATATTGCGGACTGGCTGGGTAACCTGGCATCCGCGCTGGATGGTTTTGTTAAACGGCATCCGCAATTGACAGCCGCACTTTTCAAGATTGCGGCCGTATTTGCCATCGTTGCTACTGCTGCGGGTGTGTTGTCGCTGGCGCTGGCGTCCATCCTGGGACCGATGGCAATTGTACGGGTAAGCGCCGGGGTTTTGGGCCTTAAATTTACCTCTGCGTTTGCCCTTATCACGAAAGTGATTAGCGGTACGGGCCAGGCGATCCTGTGGCTGGGTCGATTGATGATGGCTAACCCCATACTGGCAATAATTGGCCTCATTGCGATGGGGGCCATTTACATCTGGCAGAACTGGGAAACGCTGGGGCCGAAGTTTAAAGCTCTGTGGGATGCCATCTCATCCGGCGTATCAGGGGCATGGGCTGTGATTAAGCAGACTATCAGCAAGAAATGGGATGAAATTCTGAATGATGTTGCCGCGCTGCCCGCGAAGTTTAAAGAAGTGGGCGGGGCAATCATTGACGGCATCCTGAGCGGTATCAATGAGAAGTGGGAGACGCTCAAGAGCAAGTTGGCATCGGTGAAAAGCTACCTGCCGGACTGGATGACCGGCGGAGATAAATCGCCAGGCGCACCACAGCAGAAAGGCGCGGCCGGATTCTTTGCGGGGATGTATGACAGCGGCGGCTATATTCCACGCGGGCAGGTGGGCATCGCTGGCGAGAATGGCCCGGAGCTGATTAACGGCCCGGCCTATGTGACCAGCCGCCGGAGGACGGCGGCGCTGGCGTCCGTTGTCGCCGGAATGATGGGGGGAGCGATTCCGGCAGAGGCTGCGCCACTTCATCCAATGAGCCTGCCGGCAGCCTCCTATCGCCCTGCAGCAGAGAAACCGGCAGGCACGCGGCCGGTATTCCAGTTTGAAACCCAGGCACAAATTATTATCCAGGCGCTACCTGGGCAGAGTCCGCAGGATATTGCGCGGGAGGTTGCGCGACAGCTCGATGAGCGTGAGCGCCGCATGAGGGCTAAGGCCCGCAGCAATTTCAGCGATCAAGGAGGGTACGATTCATGATGATGGTTCTGGGGTTGTTTGTGTTTCAGCTGCGCACGGTGCCCTATCAGCAATTGCAGTATCAGCGGAACTGGCGGCACGTCACCAACAACCGCGTTAATCGCCGTCCGACCACGCAGTTTTTGGGGCCAGATAACGATCAGCTCACGCTATCCGGCGTCCTCATGCCGGAAGTGACCGGCGGCCGGTTGTCGCTGCTGGCGCTGGAGCTGATGGCGGAGCAGGGGAAGGCCTGGCCGCTGATCGAGGGGGGCGGGACCATCTACGGTATGTACGTGATTGAAAATCTGAGCCAGACGAAAACGGAATTTTTCGCCAGCGGTGAAGCGAGAAAAATAGAGTTTTCGCTGGGGCTGAAGCGTGTTGATGAGTCACTGTCCGAAATGTTCGGCAGCCTGAGCGACCAACTGAGCAGCCTGCAGGATTCCGCAGCGGCAGCGGTAGGGAATATCAGGACCACGGTAGGAGGGTTGCTGCAGTGAGCGAGATGACTGATTTACTCAACCTCAGCAAAACCCCGGCCTTTCGCATCGTGATAGAAGGCAAGGATGCAACGCAGACGCTGGATAAGCGCCTGCTGGGTATGACGTTGACCGACAACCGCGGATTTGAAGCCGACCAGCTCGATCTGGAGCTGGACGATGCGGACGGTCTGGTAATTATGCCGCGTCGTGGCGCGGTGATTTCTCTGGCGCTGGGGTGGAAAGGCGAGTCGCTGTTTTCAAAAGGGAATTTTACCGTTGATGAGATAGAGCACAGCGGCAGCCCGGACCGACTGACAATCCGTGCCCGTAGCGCAGACTTCAGGGAAACGCTGAATGTACGGCGTGAAAAGTCGTGGCATAAAACGACGGTGGGCGAGGTGGTGAAGGAGATTGCCGCGCGGCACAGACTGAAAGTTGCCATCGGAAAAGATGTAGCGGCGCAGGTTTTGGATCACCAGGACCAGACCAACGAAAGCGACGCCAGCTTTTTGATGAAGCTGGCGCGGCAGTATGGCGCGATTGCCACGGTGAAGGGCGGTAACTTGTTGTTTATCCTGCAGGGGCAGGGGAAAACGGCCAGCGGTAAAGCACTGCCGGTCATCACTATTACCCGCCGGGACGGTGATAGTCACCGATTCAGCCTGGCGGACAGGGGAGCGTACACCGGGGTAATTGCTCACTGGTTGCATACGCGCGAACCGGAGAAAAAAGAAACCACCAAAGTGAAGCGCCGCCGGAAGACGACAAAACCCAAAGAGCCAGAAGCAAAGCAGGGGGATTACCTGATCGGGACGGATGAGAACGTGCTGGTACTGAACAGGACCTATGCGAACCGCAGTAATGCGGAACGCGCAGCAAAAATGAACTGGGAGCGGCTGCAGCGCGGTGTGGCGTCATTTTCCCTGCAGCTGGCAGAAGGCCGCGCGGATCTCTATACGGAAATGCCCGTGAGGGTCACCGGCTTTAAACAACCCATTGATGATGCCAGCTGGACCATCACCACGTTAACGCACACGGTAAACCCGGATAGCGGATTTACAACCAGCATCGAGCTGGAAGTGAAAATTGATGATTTAGTAATGGACTGAGGTTTTCAAAAGAGAACTTAAAGTTCACAAAATGAAATAATTCTGTATCATTATTGCGATTTCAGCAAAAATGGCGGGGACATAAAAATGATGATTTGCCCATTATGTGGAAGTGCAGCTCATACTCGCAGCAGTTTCCAGGTCTCTTCAATGACCAAAGAACGTTACAACCAGTGCCAGAATATCAACTGCAGCCATACGTTCGTAACGCATGAGACTTTTGTTCGCTCAATTTCTACACCTAAAGAGGCCCATCCTGTGCAGCCTCACCCCACAAATTCAGGCCAGGCTGCGCTGGCTCTTTGAGGCTATCGCCACTTTGTCGCCATGACTTAAAAAGAGGGTTTGTAACTCAATGATTTTAAAGGCCGTAAAATTCAGGCAACAAAAAACCCATCAACCTTGAACCTAAGCGGCGGGGTTGATGGGCTCCACAAAATGGGGACATCAAAGAAAAGCAGTGGCACTACTTATGACTGATGCCAGTAAAAAAAGTTCTGCAAATATGCGTTTTTTTCTGAAAAATTTACTGCAGCCCTGGCCAGATGATGACAATAAGCGTACCTGCCAGGGTTAACAACACGTTAGCGATGGCATAGGTCCCGGCGTATCCCAGCGCCGGAATGTTGCTGCGCGCGGTGTCGCTGATAATTTCCATCGCTGGCGCACAGGTGCGGGCTCCCATCATCGCGCCGAATAGCATTGCGCGGTTCATGCGCAGGATGTACGCGCCGAACAGGAAGCAGATAACCACCGGTACCAGGCTGACGATAAGCCCGGCAGCTAGCATTTGACCACCAACCGCACCGAGGCCGTTATTAATCCCCGCGCCCGCGCTGAGACCGACACCAGCCATAAACACCATCAATCCGAACTCTTTCACCATGTTCAGCGCCCCTTGGGGGATATAGCCGAACGTCGGATGGTTAGCTCGCAGGAAGCCGAGCATGATCCCGGCAAACAGCAGACCAGCGGCGTTACCGATGCCGAAGCTGAACGAACTGAACTGGAAGGTGATCATACCGATCATCAGGCCGACGATGAAGAAGGCGCAGAAGGCGAGCAGGTCTGTCACCTGGCTGTGAATAGAGATAAAGCCGATACGGTCTGCGACAGTTTTAACGCGACGCGCGTCACCGCTGACCTGTAACACATCGCCCTTATTAAGCACCACGTTATCGTCAATCGGCATTTCGATTTGACTGCGGATCACGCGATTTAAGAAGCAACCGTGATCGGTCAGCTTCAGCTGCGCCAGACGACGGCCAACGGCATTGTGATTTTTTACCACGATCTCTTCGGTGACGATGCGCATGTCCAGCAGGTCGCGGTCAAAGACCTCTTTGCCGTTACGAAAGCTCGGGTCGAGACGGGCATGGGCATCCGGGTAGCCTACCAGCGCGATATCATCGCCCATCTGCAACACCGCATCACCGTCGGGGTTTGCGAGAATACCATTACGGCGAATTCGCTCGATATAGCAGCCGGTCTGGCGATAAATACCCAGCTCGCGCAGGTTTTTGCCGTCGGCCCATGCCACCAGCTCCGGGCCGACGCGATAGGCGCGGATCACCGGTAGATAAACCTTGCGCCGGGAATCGTTATCGAGGCCACGTTCACGGGCGATTTGCTGGGCGCTGGTTTGCAAATCCTGGTGCTGTAGTTTGGGCATATAGCGAGCGCCAACAATCAGGCTCACCAGGCCAACCAGGTAGGTCAGAGCGTAGCCAAGACTCAGGTGATCGAGTGAAACAGCGAGCTGCTCGCTGGACATGCCGAAGTGGCGTAGTGTATCGCCAGCGCCGACCAGCACCGGGGTTGAGGTCATTGCCCCGGCGAGCATCCCCGCCGTCAGGCCAATATCCCAGCCGAACAGCTTACCCAAACCCATGGCGATCAGCATTGCGCTACCGACCATTACCAGAGCCAGCATTAGGTAATTTTTCCCATCGCGAAAAAAAATAGAAAAAAAGTTGGGACCAGCTTCCACGCCGACACAAAAAATAAACAACATAAAGCCGAGATTTAGGGCATCAGTGTTAATACTAAAATGTTGCTGGCCTAATAATAACGAAACGACTAAAACGCCAATGGAATTACCAAGTTGTACTGACCCGAGACGCAGTTTCCCGAGGCAAAGACCTAATGCAAGAACAACGAACAATAACAGGATGTAATTCCCGTTTAACAAATCTGCGACGTTTATATTCACGAAAGCCAACTTCTCATTTACTAGTAAGTTGTTGAAGGAAATGGTTATTTGGTCTAAGGTTGCTCCAGTGTTCGCGCTGTCACGAACGCTATTCTGGCATCCCGTTATAACCAGCAAAATATAGTCGATAGTTTAATCCTTCCTGGAGGCTTCGGCTAGTCACAATCGTTTTTGCACTGGCGGGATCTTTAATTGGAATGGACTGCCAGAATCTTTATCTGACTGGACGAGGTGGAAGTTGGTTAGAGGCAAAATCAGGAGGATGTAGTGAAATCTGAGCGTGCTTGGGCCGGTATTATCTGTGGGTTCTTTCTATTTATTGTGGTTTGTTTATCGCTGCTGTTACATATGAAAGGTGCCTTTCGGGCTACCGGTAATCCCGAGCTCGGGCTACTGTTTTTTTTACTCCCCGGTGCTGCGGCAAGCTGTCTCTCACCTGGACAGCGGGTTATTCGTCCACTTATCGGCGCTATGCTGGCGGCCCCCATTTGTCTGGTGGTGATGCGGCTTTTCTTTGTGACTCAGCGTTCTTTCTGGCAGGAGCTGGCGTGGTTGTTTAGCGCGGTGTTCTGGTGCGCGCTTGGCGCATTATGCTTTCTGTTTATTTGCGCCTGGCTTGATACCAGACGCAAGCACTCATCAGAAGATTGAGCCGTCTCAGGCAAATAGACCCAAATTCTCTTTCGCCCAGGCTTCAAAATCCGTGCAGCCGCCGATGTGTTTCTGATCGACAAAAATCTGCGGTACGGTTTCTACCGGCTTGCCCACGGTTTTTTCCAGATCGGCTTTGCTGATGCCTTCGGCATGAATATCAATGTAGCGATAGTTGAAATCATCACGCTCATTAGTCAACTTTTCAGCCAGTTCTTTGGCGCGAACGCAATACGGACAACCTGGACGACCAAAAATTACGGTAAACAT